TCCTCCTTTAAATATTTGTGTTCCTTTTATACCATAAATACTTGCTACTACAAGTATCCATAAATTTGTAAACCATTTCGGAAGTTCTGAAAACATCTCGAAGAACAGTTTTACTTTGTCCATTGCTGTAGGGTCGTCAGATACCACTGCCCAAGCTAAAATTGCTATAGGTAAACTGAGGATTACTAATACTGCCTCGTCCTTCCAGTCGGATTGTCTCGACTCTAAAAGTTTTCCTTGGTAAGCTTCCTCACCACGAGCCATTTTTGATGCATGCATAAGCTGTGCGTCAGACATTGCCATCTTCGTCTTCTGCTTGTTAGCATAAATTTTACTACCAGCAGAAACGGCTAATTTAATTGCCGAAAACCACATATTAGCACCAAGTTGCTTTTTTGCTTTTAGAAGCTAGCATTCTTCTTGTGCCTCTAACTTCAACTGTTTGAGCTTCGTCAGCTTTTGGAGTTTGGATTACTTTTCCACCTTCTGGTGTTCCAATTTCCATTTTAGACTTAGCTTCTTTTTTAGTTTTTTTCATAATATCTCCGTTTTTAATTGTAATACTCTTTTTTTAGAGTTTTTTCTATATTTTTTTATTCCTATTACTCATTTCTTGCTTTGTAATTGAAGTTGCTGCTCTTAATTCAGCTAAATCTTCAGTTTGATCTAGTTTTTCTTCGAAATTCATTTGATTCATCATAGCTTTCATCTTATCAAGACTAATTCTGTCTTCATCTTGCTCTCTTCTACGTTGATTTTCCTGTGCTCTTATATCTAACTCTCTAGATTTTAGTTTAGCAATTGGATCATTACCAAAATTGCCATTAATTTTTTGTTCTTCTTTTAAAAATTCATCTGTCATCTCTGCAATCAAGATTGCTTTTCTAGATTCTATTCTCATATTTAATTGCATAACCATTTGTTGCATTTGTGGGTCTTGCATTGCTTGTGGGTTCTGTTGAACAGTCTGTAATTGTTGTATTTCTTTTTGAAATTCTAATTCAACTTGTTCTAATGCCATCAAAGAGACATGTTCAAAAATATTTTTCTGTAAAGAAGCATTAATTGCAGGATTGTTTTTTGCAATATTTGTTCCCATAAAATTTAAGTGAGCTGTAATATGTGCTCTATGGTCTTGACCTTTAAATGCTTGAAAAGGAACACCAGATAAAGAATCAATATGTTCTAAGGCTGGATCTTTAGGCATAGGTTGAGGTGGTTTCTTTAAAATAAGATCTACATTTTTCACACCTAATGCTTCATACATACCTCTGTATGCATTATACAAATTATGTATTTGAGGATTAGATTGCGCCAATTGCAGTTCCGTCTGAGCGAGGGAAATACGCTGTGTCTGTGAGAAAATATTTGGATCTGCAACTGGAACAATATCAATTTTATCATCAAAGTCTGTTTGCTTAACCATTCTTTGACCACCCACAACATCGTATGGGTATTCTTTTGGTAAATATAATTTAAAAACTCTTGCTAGTAATCTAAACTCATTCTTTAAAGAAGAGTAAAGTCTTTTATGGATCGCAGACATTGTTCTCGATCCTCTTTCTAAAAGCGCAACTGTCGTACCCACTGCTGCTTGTTGATTACCCTCACCTACTTGCAAGTCTGCTATTGAAGCAAATCTTTGACCTGCTTGTACTACGACGCCCATAAGTTGTAATAAGGTTTGAGAAGGCTCTTTAAAAGGTAAAGTCATAAATGAATCTCTGATGTTTCCACCAGGTGCATCTACATCTCTAAACTCGCCAGGTTGAATGGCTTGAGCATCATCTCTAATTCTAATTCCTCTTTGTTTAAATCCAGCGGGTAAGTTGGATAAAGTTCCTGCGTCGAGCAATGATCTAAGTGCAGCGGTTGCTGTTCTTGATAAACCACCGATCATGTGTATCAAACCAAAACCATAAAAGCCTAGTCCTGGTAAAAATTTAAAATGCACAAAGAAGGAGATCTTAGTTCTTTTTTCATCTCCTATTTCATAGTTTCTTCTAATAGATAAAACCGAACGAGAGTTTTCTTCGATCGTTACAATATAAGGAAGTTTAATTCCAGTAGGTTCCCCATCGGGACTTCGATCTTCAAAACCCTCGAGGTCTAGATTAACATGACATTCGAGTAAAGAAAACATATCTTCGTTCCTACCTCTTTTTATTCCTTCTAGTTCATTTTCTTTTTTATCTAATTCTGTTTGGTCATCATAACCAGGTGTTAATTCTATATCTCTATAGAAACCTGTAACTTGTTGTTTTCTTAATTCGTTTTCAGATATTCTAACTCTATGAATAATCGATTCCGCATCTTCTAATGAGGTAGCTGAGTACGGAACGATTAAATCATCTGCAGGCACGAACTTAGAAACAGCTCGTCCTAATAATTCATCATAGTAAACTTTTTTAAATGATGAACCTGCTAAAGGTAAATAAAATAACATTTGATCAAAGTCAGCTTCGTATTCTTTCATTTGATCCATTAACTGATAGTTCATAAATTCTTTAACACGATTAGACTGTTGTTCTTTTTCTGGTGTTATTGCACCAATGACTTGAGTCCTTACAGGTCCTTGGGCCGGGAGCAATTCTTTATAAGCCAAGGCTTGGAATTGAGTGACTGCTTCCGCTAGTACAGGGTGCGTGGCACCCGAAGCTCCTTGAAAGGGTTCTGATTTTTGTTCGTATTTAAATCCTAATAAATCTAAACCTTGAGTGTAGGCTCTTTCCCAATCTCTTCTTGAAGATTTATAGTCTGTGTAGTTTGAAAAGAGTTCTGAACCAAGAGGCGATAATATTTCCTCCGGTAGTAATTCAGCCAAGTTATCATAATGATTTTGACTTTGTGCTTGGTTAAAGGCTCCTGGCTCAAAATTTATTTCTACTCCACCATCTTCAGTTGGAGTAATTTCAGTATCACCTTCTTCAGGTAATGCTTCTTGTAATTCAATATTTTCTTCTAAGGCTTTTTCTTGCCCCTCTATTTCGATAGATTTTTTAACTTCGTTTGGAAGTGCTTTGTCTATGTCTGCCATTAATTTTCTCCAGTTTTATAGTCTTAACAGTATTATACTCAACATTCAAGCCTTGAGGTTGAGGTCCTTTCTTTGGCGGTATTGTTTTAGTTAATTTTTTCATCACCAATAGTAAGTTCTCTTTTTGTTAGGGGTTACAGTCTCTATATAGTCTTCTGGGTGCTGAATCAAGCCCCCTTGTCTAAATCTTAAAATAGCTTGGGTCATTGAATCCACTAAGTCATCATGGTCACCATAAGGAAAAGCAGCACACTCTTCAATAACTTCTTGAGCAAAACTTTTTTCTTTGGGTGCCCAAATCATCCCTGATTCAAAAATCGGTGATACGGCGTTTACACGACTATGTTTATCATTTCCTTTTGACGGTGTGTAATTAACAACAGGTATTCCCATTTTTCTTAATTCATAAGTCAAAGGAAGTCCTGATGCTTTAGCTTCCACCAGTACTGTTTCAGGCTGCCAATAGTCATACTGTTCTTTAGCCACTCTTCGAAGATCAGGGAACTCTAATCGTTCTTTCAAAGCATCTAATAAAATTAATTGTTCAGGTGAGTCATCATTTTCTTTAAACACTCCCCAAGTTGTAATAGCAGAATAGTCTGCTGTTTCTTTTTTCATAAAAGCTGTGTCATAGGATTGTATGACGTGTTGCAGCGCAGGCAAATAGTCTTTGTCCCAATCTTTCCACCACTCACGTTTTATAAGAGCCCCTTCTTCTGAAGTGGGGTTTTGCATATATTGAGCATTCCATTTAGCCATACCTGCTGAAGCCTTAACAGCTTCTAAATCTTCTAATGACCAATACTCTGGCCAAACAGGTTTACCACTATCCATAATTGCTGGAAACTCAATGACTTCCCATTGATCAGCTTTAGATTCTTTAGCTCCAGCATTTACAAGTTGTGCTGTTAGATCTTTGGTTGACCATCTTGTCATAACCAAAACAATTCTTCCGCCTGGTTGCAAACGTTGTCGTGGTCCTGAAGTATACCACTCATATGCTTTTTCAAATGCAGTAGGTGAATAAACATCTTGCTCTGAATGTGGATCATCAATAATTAATAAATCAGCACCCCTCCCGGTCACTGCACCTTGGACACCAACAGCAAAGTATTCACCACCTTGATCTGTTTCCCAACGTCCCGCAGCTTTAGAGTCTTCTCTTAATCTTGTTTTAAATAAATCTTGATACTCGGTTGAATCAATTAATGTTTTAGCTTTTCTTCCAAACCTTACAGCAAGTTCTGCTGTGTGGGTCGCTTGAATTATTTTTAATTTAGGATCATTACCAATCATCCAAGCTGGTAAAAAGTAAGATGCAAATTCAGATTTAGTATGCCTTGGGGGCATATTAACAATAAGTCTTTTTAATTTTCCTGTTCGCAATCTATTAAATGCATCAGCAATTTTATTATGATGGTACCCTTCAATAAAATCTGGCCAAATGTGTTTTACAAAAGGTAAAAATTCTGTTCGAAGCTTAGTATCTTTTTTTCTTTTGATACTATCCAAAATATCTAGTTTAAGTTGCTTTCTTATTTTAGGGTCTGCAATTTTATTAATTTTTTTTATATCAAGCATAATCTTAGTTATGTAACTAAAAAGTATTTATCAGCAATCTATGTCTATATCAAACAATATAGTAGATATATTAGGTACCATATTTTTGGATTTACCCCCTCCCCCCTATTTAAAAAGTTCGACTTTTCAAATCCACTTGGTACCTCTATTAACTTAAGGGTGGGACCCGCCCACATGCTCTTATCTAGGTGCGACATAGTGTCGCAGGACATAGTGTCGCAGGACATAGTGTCGCACCTATCATTATTTAGTTGACAACTAATACATACTAGGAATGGTTGGCATATCTTTTAAGTTAGTATGTATTGATCCTCCATCGTTGCCTTCATCATCCATTGAAGGAGTGAGCCAAGTTCCATTGTCCAATCTTATTTGAATAGGTTGTCTGTACCAACCTTGATGTTCTGCATCTTCTACACTCATATACTGAACATCAACAATCTTACGACCTAACAAATGTTTTTTAATTAAAGTAGTCCAAGTGTTGTTGTTTACTTCCATTGTTTTCTTTCTTAACTCTTTTGCTTTTTCTGTTAGTTTAACTGTCATTGTTTTCCCTCCTTATTAATATACCACTTCCCATTACTTGCTACTTGTACTCCAAGTTTATGAAGTTCTAAAAAAAATCTTACAATAGATCTTTTCTCTTTCATTTGCATATTTTTATCTTTAGGAAAATGCTTATCAAATATCTCTAAAGATTTATTCATTATGTTTTTACTTACTTTCATTGTTTCCCTCCATTGTTGTTAATTGTTTTCCATCTTCTAGTATTTGCTCAAACATACTACGAAGACCATTTTTTTTCATTGATGCTTCTTGATCAATCCAACATCTATAAGTCTCATCAACATAGGCATCTATTCTATCTTTTACTTCATAGACTTTCATATAATTATTGGGGTAGTCTTTTTTTAATTTTTCCCAATCTTCCTTTGTCCATCCTTTTGGTATCATTTTTTCCTCCATTGTTGTTAATGACTCATCTTATTAAAATCACACAAAAATGGTATTGGACAGATTGTCGCAGTTTTCTTTTTTTTCTATGGGTGGGACCCGCCCACATGCTCTTATCTCCTCGGTGCGACATTTTGTCGCACCAAGGATCGAGGAACTTAATCGACTAAAACCATATAAGCTTTTGGATTAAGTCTACTGAACTTGTCTATTCTTTTTTGCATTCGTTCATAGTCTTCTTGAACTTCTGCTGTTTTAATTGCCCTATATAAAATACTCTCTTCTTGAGTTAGGTCGATACTCTGACCACTATAAGGATTGGTTGTTTTTATTTTTTCCATTACCTTGCCTCCACGAATGGAAATTTTAACTGTTTAATATTGTCTACGAATGTTTGCTTTTTTTCTTCAGCAAATTGAATAATCGTAAACGACTCATTGTCTTTTGCCAAAATCTTTAGAGCATTTTTTTTCATCCTTGCCGACTCTAATGTTTTAGCAGTTTCAACAACATTGAAAGTATTATCAAAGTTATTGAACTTCGTTCTTTTTATTATTAGCAACATTTTTTCCTCCATTTGTTATTAATGATTAATCTTATTCTTTTAGAGCTGTAATTAGAAGTTGCCAAATTGTCGCACCTTTTTATTTTTTTCTTGGGTGGGACCCGCCCACATGCTCTTACCTAGGTGCGACAAAATGTCGCACCTATTAAAGCTCTATCTATCTCGGGAAATAGAAAATTCAGGACATATTCTATTGATAAAAGTAAGCATATTCCAAACGGCAATATCATAAGGTTTCATTGCTGTTTTACAAAAATAAAAAGATACGTCATCACCTTTATATTTTTGGTCATTGTAAGGTCTTGCCTCTTTACGAAGAACAAACGTTTCGTGATCCTCGTTTTTATCTTTTCTACCATTGAAACGAATTTCAGTTTTATCTGTAGTTTCGTCGACAATGATACCATTGTTTTCTAATACTTCTTTTACATACTCATACTCATCTTTAATTGACTCCCATTCTTGATCAGTGAAGTCATTATATTGATGCCAATAGTTAGTGTATCCCATTATTTTTTTACCTTTCTTTTTAAAGTGTTAACGGCTTTTTTATATGCTAATTGAATAAACTTCTCATTATATGGTGTTCCTCCATCAAGCATTTCACTTAATATTTTTAATGCTTCAGTGTCCTTTAACTTTTCAAAGTTGATTGCTTTTTGAAAACCAAAGGGGTCAGTTTTTATTATTTTCATTTTTTCCTCC